ATCAAAAAATATTGGCGATGCAAATGTTGATATGCCGTACTTAAAGTTGTTTAGCCCAGTGGGTGCAGCGACTTGGTTGATATCAGAAATTGATGATGATGAAGACACAATGTTTGGCTTGTGTGATCTTGGCATGGGTTTCCCAGAGCTTGGATCTGTCAGTCTACATGAGCTTGAATCAATAACTTTGCCGATGGGATTGACCATTGAACGAGACATATTCTTTGAGCCATCAAAAACTTTGGCTGGTTATGCTGATGATGCAAAGCTGGCTGGTCATATCAACGCTAGTTAAGTCCTAACAATCTGATCTGTCACATGGTATATTTATCGTGTGACAGATTATCGTTTAAAAAACTATTTGCTATCCATGCAATCGCATTGGGGTATTACCCATAGCACTTACAAAGCGGTCCAAGAGACTGTGCCCTTAATCACTAAGTTTACAGCCACGAAGGGCTTGCACAAAATGGAAAAAACTCCAGTGCATAAACACATCAAAAAAATACACCCAGACATTTATCGTATTCCGTTGTTCAGAAGAAAGTTTTGCAAAATGATGTTGAACGAGATTGGTTATATGAATAAACATTTTTCATTTGAGCCCAATGAGCACGAAGATGAGCTCAGACAAATACCAGAGATAGTATTAAAAGAAACCTGCCCAGAGATCTACAGGAATATGTGGTTTGTGGTGCAAACTGTTCTCAATCCAATCTTTATGGCTTTGTGGCAGCGACAATGCTCTTCGGTTTCTAGTGTGCAAATTGCCAACTACAATCTGGTTGACAAAAAACAGGGCGCTTGGCATCACGATGAAAGTGCAGATATGACAGTTGTGGTGCCACTCAACACTGGCAAATACAAAGGTGGTGGCACCGAGTTTCATAATTATGGTGTCGTTAATCCGATACCCACAGGACACGCTTTGATCTTTCCCAGCTTCACAAACCTACATCGTGGGCTGGCAGTTGATAGCGGTGACAGATATTTATTGGTGTTCTGGCTTTATGATAGATCTAGGGTAGATTATCTTTATGAAAATGCTTCACCATAAATCGCCTAACTCAATGGTTTGTATTCCTTTAACATTATAAGGGTTGTAAGTATCATTCTCTTGAGCAACCAATAAAGTATGTAGCGCTTGTTCGTTCTTGGCTTGTCCATACTTCAGCGCTTCTGCTGATAAGGTGTAAACGCCATGAGGATAAGGGTGTAGCTTTTCTTGAGCCAAGAAGAAAAATCCTTTGGCTGTCATTCCAAGCGCTCTACAGGCATCAACATAAAGAGATGCTTGCATATGATACCTAAACATATTAACAGCGCTTCTAAAGCCTCTTGGTGAAGCATCACGACACGTTTTTAAATCCCAGACATATTCTCCATCGTGCCAATCCAGTCTGGATTTGAATGGATGACCATGATACATATAGCATAGGGTGAGCTCCACTTTGTCATTCTCGTCAGGAATAAAGTCTTTAAGTGTCTCCCTTCTCTCCATGCAATCTTCATACATCTTGCTGGTAATTGGTGTTAAGTTGCCGACTTCTTCTAAAAACTCTGCGTATTCTTCTTTGCCAGCTTTGGTTCTTTTATTAATTTGTGGTTCAATAATAAACTCTTGATCGAAGTTCTCATGCTCCAGAAAACAAGTGTGTTGCACTCGACCTTCAAGTAGAGCTGGTGACTGCTTAAATCCTTTTTTGTGTTTCCATGAATAAGCACACCTATCAACATCTTTTAGGTCTGATGCTCTTAATGCTTCTATCTCGTTATATTCTTCAAAGGGTAGTCCCTCATAAACGCCTTCTTTAAATTCCATTTTCTTCTCCTGTTGACATTAGAATGGCTCATCACAATAAATGCCAGTCTCTTCCTCACCAACCACTTCCAACAGACGATTCAAATACCACTGAGTTTTTTTGAGGTCGTTGTATCGGTCTGGCTTGCCTGTTACTTTGTTAATTTTATACTTGTGGCGATGTAAATATTTGTAAACTGTGCCGAGCAAATAAGCATGATAGTCGTCACCCAGTTGTTGCTTAATGTATTCTATTGATTCCATTGGCGCTTGACGATAGTGTGGTGGTGCATTAATTAAGTCTTCTTTAACCGACTGCATCACATCTTTGAGTGTTTTTTTTCTATCTTCTTTGCTCATATTATCTAACTCTTCCAGACCATTTTTCATTGGTTTTCTCATGGCAAGAGCAGTGGGAAAAGGTGGTGATGATTAAAACCCACTGCTCCGTAATTAAAATGGAATATCATCATCAAAGTCTGGATCAACAACATCTTCTTCAACTGGTGTTGCACCATCATTGGCAGCTAAATATTCATAGCTTTCTTCGATCAGGTTTCTTTGCCATTCTGGTAATTCGGCAAAAATATCGCACATGGCTTTTGTTTCATCGCTGCTATTGCCGTTAAACTCATTGCAATATATATCCAAGTCAAAAACAAACGCTCCATTAATTGTTTCCATTCTTTTGAAGTTATCTGGTTTGAATATATTTTTTATACGAGGTTTGCCATCGTCATTATGTTCAATATGAATGTTGGCTGGTACCCCAAGCATTTTACTGACATCAAATCCTTTTAATTCTTCTTCACTGAAAGGTTTGCCACGCCAAGTCACTAAGTCTTTATAGAATGTTGCGTTCTCATTAAGAGATGCGGTGTAAGAGCGACCAGTTGCAAATGGTCTACCATCTTCCATTAGCTCTTCCTGTGTTTCCCATGTCACATGAATTAATGTTCTTTTCTTAGGCGGGTTTTCTTTGTATTGCTCTTCCCTTGTTCCCAAGTCTACTATCCTGTAACATACTCCTAGATGCTCACCAGCACTAAGTTGTTCAAAGTCATTACCTTCTGCTTTTAAATTTAATCCCATTATTGTTCTCCATTAGGTTGATAAATGTCTAAATTAGTGTAGTATTTTACATACTTTAATAAAGAACGCAACCCCAAAGAGCAAATAAATGGCATTAAAAATAAAACGACCAACCAAAAACTTCGATAGACCACTCACACAAAATTTTACAGATTATCAAACCCAGTTTCTCAGCTTTATGGCTGAACATGGTATGGAGCCAGATCGGAAACGAGGGTTGGTAGCTGATGGAAGTATTGGTCGTGCTTTCATCAACTTAGGTGGTGACAGGAAGCTGTCTGGCTGGTATCAACTCTGGTTAAATCAGAGCGTGCCTTTTGGGAGAGTCGGAGATTATAGAATCTCTACGGACCAGCCGACAGCGACTTGGTTGCCTGAAAATAAGAAAAGTTATCGTATGACCAAGACACATAAAGAAGAAATTGTGCGCTTACAAAAAGAAGCCGAGATTAAGAAGGCTGAGAAGTACGGCAACGCTGCTAAAAAGGCTCAGACTTTGTGGGAGCAAGCCACTCCTTGTGAAAAACATCCCTACTTGGAAAAGAAAGGCGTTTTGTCTTATGGTTTGAGAGAGGATAAAAAAGGCAACTTAATGATCCCGCTTTACGACACCAACCTATCCATCGTAGGTCTACAATATATAAACAATGAAGGCAAAAAGCTCTTCCTTACTGGTTCCCGAAAAAGCGGTAGCTTTTTCATATTAGGACAGGAAGTATTGAAAAGTAGTGAGACAATTTACTATGCCGAAGGCTATGCCACAGGAGCTAGTGTGCATCAAGACATGTCAATGCCAGTGTTCATTGCTTTTGATGCTTATAACCTTCTGAAAGTAACCCAAGCTGTTTTCGAGAAACTGAAAGACAGGAAGCATGTTTTTATCGCAGATAACGATGATAGTAAAACAGGTGAGAAGGAAGCGATTAAAGCCAAGCAGTGGATCATCAAAAACAAAGGTATGGCTGAAGTACACATGCCAGAAACCAAGGGTGATTACAATGACCACGCTGGCACAGAGTTACCCACGCTAAAAATAATCGACACGCCCACCGAATACAATTTTACCAAGTCGGAAAAGGGTAGGATGTTAAACATTAAAGAAAATGTTTTAGGGGTAATGAAAACCCATGGCATCCAAGTTAATTACAATGTCATTAAGAAGAAAATGGAGATTGACATACCCAATATGAAATTCATTGCTGACATGAAGGATGAAGCCAGTCTGGTCGAAATTGAGGATCGATGTATCAAGATGGGAGTGCCTTATACCAGAGTTAGAGATTATCTGAAGGTATTAGCCAGAGAATATAACCCAGTGGCTGAATGGATTGATAGCGAACCTTGGGATGGTTCACCCAGACTACCAGACTTTCTTAATACGATTGTCCCCAGCACCCCCACCGCGCTGAAAGATATGTTGCTCAAGAAATGGTTAATTTCGTGTGTGGCAGCAGTCTATGAGCCCAATGGGGTCGAGCTGGAAGGCATCTTGGTGTTCCAAGGCGCTCAAGGACTCGGTAAGACGCTATGGTTCAAGCGACTGTGCAATTATAACAATGGTTGGCTCCTAGAGGGTGCCACTCTGAATCCAAGTGATAAGGACTCTGTTAAGAGAGCTGTATCCCATTGGATTGTGGAGCTCGGAGAGATCGAGAGCACCTTCAAAAAGAGCGATATCGACCAACTCAAGGCGTTTGTAACAGCTAAGACTGATGAGTTGAGGCTACCCTATGACCGAGCCTTTACAACGTACCAGAGGCGCACTGCATTCTTTGCCAGTGTCAACGCTAGGGAGTTTCTAACTGATAGCTCTGGTAATCGAAGATTCTGGTGTATTTCAGTCAACGAGATCAATTTCAATCATGGGATCAACATGCAACAACTGTGGGCAGAAGTGAAAGAGACATTGTATGTGCAAGGGCAGAAAAATTGGTTCTTGAGCCCAGATGAGCGAGAGCTCTTGCAGGATAGTAATGAGGGCTACAGAACCCAGAGCAGTGTGGAAGACCTGATCCTTCAATATGTGGACTTTAATGGAAAGTACACCGAGCCAGTGCAGATGACCAGCCTACTGAGGGATCTGGGGATTGCCAATCCTAGGATGCCAGACTTTAAAGACGCGGCTAGAGTGTTATCTGAAAGAGGTGTTGAGCCACGAAGGACTAATGGCAAGAAGGTCTATGATCTGGACTACACCAAGTCAGGTGATTCCAGCCTTAATGGTAATTTCAGGAAGGATTACTGATGCAGTGCTACCATTGTAATGAAGATTTAACATGGGTCGGAGACTCGGACATCGAAGATGACGATGATCTCGGTAGACACTTCCTAATAGAATCAACCCTAACTTGCTCAGATTGTGGGTCACTTGTGGTAGTCTATTACCCAAGAGACAAACAAAAGAAACTGAACTGATGGAAGATGATAAAGACAATATAACGAGATATGAAATGGTTGAGAAGTATTCAGAGTTTATGGATTTTTGTGACTGGATGTATGAGTGTGAGCTGATAGTAAATAATAAAAACAATCAAGGCACCCAGTCTTTTGAGGACTATATGAATGAGCGTTTTTTTTGGCTGTCAGATGTATTTAAGAATAGGACTATACACTGATGACAGGTTGGCAGTAGTGTACAGTGGTAAAAATGCTACCCTGTAGTGAAAGTCAGTAAGTATAATGGTTTAAGCTATTAGGTAGTGTTAGGTATATACTTTTATAATAATAATAATAATATATAGTATACAGCGTATTAGCCCTATTTAAGGCGTTTATTCTGGTTATAAACACAATAAATGTTTTAAGGCTATACACTGCACACGACACACTGATGGTTTAATTTAATATGGAGAGAGAGTGGATAAGTTTGAATATAATAACAAGATAAGTTGGGGCGATAACTATAACAAATGGCGAATGATGAACAACGATGAGAGGTTTGAATATAACATGGAGATATACACATCGAAAGAAGCGCTAGAGCTTTTTAATCGAATGTATCCAGAAGATGAAAACAGGTAGACCCAAAAAACCAAAGAACGAGCTGGTAAAGAAACCAACTCAATTCTTGAAGGATGAAGAGCTAGGTTTGTCAGAGATGCAAACAGCATTCGTGTGGTTCTATACCGAAGGAGCTTGCGCCCAAACCCTAGCAGCTAGAAAAGCTGGCTATCAATTTCCAGCAGTAGCAGCTAACAAGATGCTGAATGGGAAGGACTTTCCAAAGGTGACGAAGGCGATACGAATAAAACAGGAGGAGCTCAGTGAGAAGTACGCCATCACGCCACAGAAAACTGGCACGATGCT